GGCGAGTGCGTGGACGAGCTGGAGGCCCCAAAGGCGGGGAAGCGGGACATCCGCCACCAGTCGCTGCTGCGCGCCATCACGACCCTGTCCAAGCGCAAAGATGGCCCGCTAGAAATAATCAATGGCAACGCAATCTTTTGCAGGTAGAGGCTATGGTACAGCGCGTGCAAGAAATTACACGCGCTGTACAGCGTACAGCGTTTGGCCGCGATGTAAGCTGTGCTGTACGATGCGGCAGGCGTGGGAGTACAGCGCGGCCTCTACAGCGTGGGGGTACCTTTAGGTAGCCCCGCTGTTGATGCACGCTGTACCGAGCCGGTGTAAAGATGTGGTGTAATTTCCCGGTGCCTGTCACACCACTTCCCTCCACTCCCTCGTACAGCGTTTGGCCACGATGTGCGATGCACGTAAAGTTTTACAGGTGATGCGCTGCCCTCGAACGGATAGCGAGTGGCTGAACGCTTTTGCGGCGTGTGCTTGTCGGCGTGACTTTGCGGTGTTACATAGGCGGCTCACTGGTAGTCCTGCCACGCAGCGGAGCAAGCAGACGGTTATGCCCACGCCGACCAAGCGCACCCCAAAACTCGTAGAGGAAGTTCTCAGGCGCATGGCGCTTGGGCATTCGCTTGCGTCTCTCGGACGTGAGCTGGGCTTTCATCCGACGACGTGGAACGATTGGTGCACGCGCGACGAGGCGCTCAACGTCGCGCATGGGCACGCGCGCGATATAGGCGCTGACGCTATCGCCGACGACGCCCTCGCCTTGATCGACGCCGAGCCTGCCCGCGTGGACGGGCGGATCGACCCCGGTCACGTGCAGTGGAAGCGGGCGCAGGTCGAGACCCGCCTCAAGCTCCTCGCCTGCTGGAACCCGAAGAAATACGGCGCGAAGACGCAGACGACCATCGGGAACAAGGACGGCGAGACGCTGAAGGTCGAAGGCCCCAGCATCGACAGCGCGGCCATCGCCGCTGCACTCGCTGCCGCGATGCGTGACGCGAAGCGAGACGACAAGTGATCTGGAACCCGTGGCGGCGCATCCGTCACCTCGAGACCGAGCTGTGGCTGCACGTGCGCGACACGGAAGAGCTGCAGCGCCAGCTCACCGAGGCGCGCAGGATGCGTGACACGGCAGTTCACCAGTGCGGCCTCGCATACGACCGCTTCGACAAGATCCGCGCGACGAACGTCCAGCTCCGCGACGCGCTCGAGCTATACCGCGACGATCACCGCCGCGACTGATGCTGGCGACGCTGACCCTACCAAGCGGCAAGCCGATGCCCAGCAGCGCGGCTGGCCTGACGACGCTCGTCAGCGGGCTGCCGCGCGAGCTGCAGGTCTACCTCGACTGGCAGCGCCGCTGGACGGCCACGGCGCGGCCCAACCAACTGCTGCCCGAGACGTCGTGGACCGAGGCGGGCATCCTTGCCGGGCGTGGCTTCGGCAAGACACGCGTCGGCGCGGAGTGGATCACGCGTGCGACGTACGAAGACGCGTCCGGCTTCGACGCGTGCGTCATCGCTCCGACGTACAGCGACGTTAAGTTCACCTGCTTCGAGGGCGAGAGCGGCATCCTGTCCGTGCTGCCGCCGGAGCTGCTGATCGAGCACAACAAGAGCGACATGTTCGTCAAGATCAAGAACATCTCGGGCGGCGTGTCCACGATCCGTGGCTTCACCGCCGAGAAGCCGGAGCGACTGCGCGGCCCGCAGCACTGCCGTGGCTGGTTCGACGAGCTGGCCGCGTGGCAGTACGCCGAGGAGACGTGGGACATGGCGCAGTTCGGCCTGCGCCTCGGCCCCGCGCCGCAGGTGTTGTGGACCACGACGCCCAAGCCCCGCGAGATCATCCGCAAGCTCACCGCGCCGCAGGCCAAGCGTCTCATCGTGCGCGGATCGACGTTCGACAACAAGGCGAACCTGCCCGACAGTTTCTTCGCCGCGCTCGAGCAGTATGAGGGCACCGTCATCGGGCGGCAGGAGCTGTACGGCGAGCTGATCGACCCGGAGGAGACCGGCATCATCAAGCGGTCGTGGTTCAACCTGTGGCCCGCAGACAAGCCACTGCCCCGGCTGGACTGGATCATCATGTCCCTCGACACGGCGTACACCGAGAAGAGCGTGGACAAGAAGGGCGACCCGGATCCGACCGCGTGCAGCGTGTGGGGCGTGTTCGAGTACAAGAAGATGTCGCACATCATGCTGCTCGACTGCTGGGACGACCACCTCGGCCTGCCCGCGCTGATGAAGCGCGTGAAGAAGGAACTGAATACCGCGTACGGCGACGACGAAGATCAGGCGCTGATCAAGCCGCTGTTCGGCGCAGCCAAGCCGATGACGAGCGGACGCAAGCCGGACATCCTCCTCATCGAGGACAAGGGCAGCGGCATCAGCCTGCGCCAGATGCTGGCCGAGGTCGGCATCGACACGTACGCGTACAACCCCGGACGCGCCGACAAGCTGTCCCGGCTGCACATCGTCTCGCCCGTCTTCGCGCAGAAGCGGGTCTGGCTGCCCGAGAGCCAGAAGTACCCCGGCAAGGCGCGCACGTGGTGCGACGCCGTGGTGACGCAGCTCTGCTCGTTCGCGGGCGGCGGCAGCATCAAGCACGACGATCACGTCGATGCCTGCACGCAGGCGATACGGCTGTGCATGGACAAGGGGCTGATCCGCCTCATCAAGGACAAGCCGAAGATCGAGGGCGACCGGCCACCGCCGCGCGTCGTCACCAACCCGTACAGCCAGTAAGGACGCACCCATGATCGACCCAGCCGAAGACGAAGACATGGTCGAGATGCCAGAAGACGAGGTATCCGACGTCGAGGACACCGAGGACGGCGGCGCAATCGTCCGCATGGGTGACGACGAGGACGACGCGGAGAGTTCGTTCTACGACAACCTCGCCGAGAGCATGCCCGACGCCGAGCTGAACACGCTCTCGACGCGCTTCCTCGACCTCATCAGCAAGGACAAAGAGGCGCGTAAGAAGCGCGACGAGCAGTACGAGGAAGGCATCCGCCGCACCGGCCTCGGCGACGACGCACCGGGCGGCGCGCAGTTCTCCGGCGCGTCCAAGGTCGTGCACCCGATGATGACCGAGGCCTGCGTGGACTTCGCGGCGCGCGCCATCCGCGAGCTGCTGCCGCCGCAGGGGCCGGTGAAGGATCTGGTCATCGGCGACGCCACAGCCGACAAGCTGGCCAAGGCGAAGCGCAAGACGCGCATGATGAACTGGCAGCTCACCGTGCAGAGCCGCGAGTTCCGCAGCGAGCTGGAGCAGCTCCTCACGCAGGTGCCACTCGGCGGCGCGCAGTACCTCAAGATGTCGTGGAACGAGACACGCAACCGGCCCGGCTTCCTCGCCGTGATGATCGACGACATGTACCTGCCGTTCGCTGCAACAAATTTCAACAGCGCGCAACGCAAGACGCACGTGCAGTATCTCACGCAGCTCGACTACGAGGAACGTGTAAAAACTGGCATGTACCGCGAGGTGGACCTGACGCCGCCGGGCATGGAGCCGGAGCGTTCGCTGTCCGACAACGCCAACGACAGGATCGAGGGGCGCAGCGACACCAGCTACAACGAGGACGGCCTGCGCACCGTGTTCGAGTGCCACGTCATCGCCGACGTCGAGGGTGAGGGCAACGCGCCGTACATCATCACGATTGACAAGCCGAGCGGCAAGGTGCTGGCCATCTACCGCAACTGGGACGAGGAGGACGAGAGCCAAGAGCCGCTGGCGTGGTTCGTCGAGTTTCCGTTCATCCCGTGGCGCGGCGCGTACCCGATTGGCCTGCCTCAGATGATCGGTGGCCTGAGCGCCGCCGCGACCGGCGCACTGCGCGCCCTCATGGACAGCGCGCACATCCAGAACGTGCCGACGATGCTCAAGCTCAAGGGCGGCACGCGCGGCGGGCAGACGCTGAACATCCAGCCGACGCAGGTCGAGGAGATCGAGGGCGGCATCAACATCGACGACATCCGCAAGATTGCGATGCCGATACCGTTCAACCCGCCAAGCCCCACGCTGTTCACGCTGCTGGGCTTCGTCGTGGACGCAGGCAAGGGCGTCGTCCGCACGAGCATGGACAACCTCGCCGACCAGAACCCCAACGCGCCGGTCGGCACGACGCTGGCACTGATCCAAGAAGGCATGACCGTCTTCTCGGCCATCCACGGACGCCTGCACGACGCAATGGCGCGCGTGCTGGAGATCCTCGACCGGCTGAACGGCATGTACCTCGACGACGACGACACCGAGCGGGAGGTGGGCGAGGAGCTGGCCACGCGCGCCGACTTCCAAGGTCCGATGGACGTGGTGCCGGTATCCGACCCGGCGATCTTCAGCGAGGCGCAACGCTTCGCGCAGGTGCAGGCGGTTGCAGCGCGCGCCGCTGCCCTGCCGCAACTGTACAACCAACGCAAGGTCGAGGAGCGTCTCCTCGAGACGATGCGCGTGCCCAACTCGAAGGATCTGTTGAGCGCGCCGCTCGAGCCGCAGGAGCAGAACGCCGTCAACGAGAACGTCACGGCCTCACTGGGCAAGGCCATCGTGGCTTTCCCGGAGCAGGACCACATCGCGCACCTCAAGACGCACCTCGCGTACATGACCAACCCGATGCTGGGTAGCAGCGCGCTGATTGGCCCCGGCTACCTGCCGGTGATCCTCGGACACCTCAAGGAACACCTCGCGCTGTGGTACGCTGCGTCGGTGCTGGAGCTGGCCAACGAGATCGGCGGCGAGGACATCAGCGAACACATGGCGACCCTGCGCGACCCCGAAGCCAAGCGTGCATTTGACCGCATGTTGGCCGAGGCCTCGCAGACGGTTGTCGGCGACGCCAGCAACATCTTCCAGTCGCTGCCGCCGATCATTGATCAGGCGAAGCAGACGCTGGCCAAACTCGCGCCGCCACCCGCGCCGCAAGATCCGCTCGTCGCCATCGAGGGGCAGCGTGTGCAGGCGCAGGCGCAGCAGGCGCAGGCGAAGATGCAGAGCGACGCGCAGAAGACGCAGGCTCAGATGCAGCTCGACGGGCAGAAGCTGCAGTTGCAGGCACAGCAGTCGCAGGTGCAGGCGCAGCTCGATGAGCGTAAACTGCAACTGCAGACCGCGCAGGCGCAGACCGAGCAGCAGCTACAGGCGCAGAAGCTGCAGATCGAGCAACAGCTCGAGCAGATGCGTCAGGGCCGCGAGGACGCCCGCACATCGGCGGAGGTCAACGCCCGCCTGCTGATGAACCAACAGGATAACCAGACGGCGATGGCACTGGCGCAGGCCGAGATCATGTCTGGTGAACGCATCGCGGTGTCCACCGGCACCGGGATAAACCCGCAACCGTAAGGAGAGACAGATGGCAAGTGACAACGCAAAGAGTGCGACGCCGGGCGGCAAGGTGAGCGGCGACGCCGTCTCGCAGCACAAGAAGATGGCGATGGGCACCATGCCTAAAGTGCCGACTTCAAAGACGCCTGCGTGAAGATCGAAATGCTGCTCCAGCGTCTGGAGGTAGAGCAAGCCACGCTTGCGAGAGAGACGCTGGAGCAGCCTTCGGGACGAGAGGCCTACGACTTCGGTCGCGCTGTCGGACTATACGCCGGTATCGAGCGCGCCAAGATCGTCCTGCTGGATTTGGTCAGAGAGCAGGAACGCAAAGGCTTTGACCTGTAACCACGACACGGATGGAGTACCCATGTCAGACATCATCAACCAAGTAACATTTGCGTACGACGGCATCGAGGAAGCGTTCCCCTCGGTGAACCCCAACTTCATCCCGTTCGGCAGCCGCGTGCTGGTGCAGATCCGCTCTGCGAAGCGCAAGACTGCGGGCGGCATCATCCTGACGCAGGACGCGCGGGACACCGAGCAGTGGAACACGCAGGTGGCCAAGGTCATCAGCGTGGGCAGCCTCGCGTTCAAGAACCGCAACACGCAAGAGATGTGGCCCGAGGGATCGTGGGCCGCGCCGGGCGACTTCGTTCGCACGCCGAAATACGGCGGCGACAAGTGGACGGTGAAGCACGGCCCGAACAACGAGGACGAAGTCCTGTTCGTGCTGTTCAACGATCTGGATTTGCTTGGCGCGGTGCCCGGCGATCCGCTGACGGTTAAGGCATTCGTCTAACGATCTAGTGGCACCCGCCACTATAAGGCTGAAAGGAGCCGGTCATGAGCGACAACACACTAAACGAAGACGACGAGTTCGAGATCATCGAGGGCGAAGCACCCAAGGAGGCACCCGCCGCCGAGGTGGACGCAGAGGACGATGAGGACGAGGACGAGGGGGATGAACGCCTCGCCAGCAGCCAAGACGACGATGACGGCGAGGTCGAGAGCCAGAGCCGCAAGCGCCGCGTAAAGCGTCGCGAAATCCAGAAGCGCGCGAAGGAAAGCTCGCAGCGCGAACTGGAGATGCTGCGGCAGCAGAACGGCGAGCTGGCCCGGCGCATGGCGGCGATTGAGGGCAGCAACCTCGCCAACAACGTCAGCGCCATCGACCAGCGTTTCAATCAGGTGCAGAACGAGGTGCGTCAGGCCGAGCAGATCATTGCCCGCGCCGTCGAGGCCGGTAACGGTGACGACGTGGCCACGGCAATGCGCCTGCGCGACGAGGCGCAGCGCGAGGCGCAGCAACTGTGGAACCAGAAGCAGCAGGTCGAGCAGGTGCGGCAGCAGCACGCCAACCCCGGCCCAGACCCGCGCACGGTCAACTACGCCAAGGAGTGGCTGTCGGCCAACCCGTGGTACGACCCATCGGGCCGCGACGAGGACAGCGCCATCACCAAGGCGATTGACAACAACCTCGTGGCAGCCGGTTACGACCCGACGAGCCGCTCGTACTGGGAAGAGCTGACGCGCCGCGTGGCGACACGCGTGGGCGGCGGTGAGGCCGCAGCACCCGAGGCTGGTTCTCCGCGCCGTAAGGCCCCTCCACAGGGTCAGACGCGCGAACACGCACCCACTTCGACGCGCAAAGAAGTGTATGTGACACCTGCTCGCAAACAGGCTATGGTAGACGCTGGTATCTGGGATGATGTCGCAAGACGGAACCAGATGCTAAAGGCGTATCAGGCCTACGACAAAAATGGTTCGGCTAACTAAAGGAGTATGCCAACATGGAAGACCGTATGGACGATCGCTTGAAGAAGGAACTGGGAGTTGCTCGACGCTCCCGCGCGATGGATGACCGGCAGGTCACCGAAAACCGCGTGGTAACTGACGAGGAGCGACTTGAGATGTTCCGCATGCAAATGCACAACGACGCACTACCTGATTTGCCGCCTATCCCCGGTTTTCATGTGTGCTGGCTCACGACAACCAACCCGCGCGATCCCATTCAGCGGCGCACACAGCTCGGATACGAGCCAGTTCGCCCCGAAGATGCTCCCGGATTGGAATTTGCGACGCAAAAGACCGGCGAATGGGTCGGTTTCATTGCGGTTAACGAGATGCTCGCGTTTAAGCTGCCCGAAAGCCTGTATCAGGCATTCATGAAGGAAGCCCACTACGACGCCCCGTTACGCGAAGAAAACAAGCTCGCTGAAACCGCAGAGATTATGCGGGAACAGGCCGAGCGGTCGGGCAGCCGGTTCACCGAGGGCGATGGCAATGATGATTTGCGTTACAACCCGCCTCGGCTGACAGAGTTCAGTTGAGGTATTCCGCAACAATATCGAGGACTTAGGATATGCCAGCTACCGCATCTCCGTACGGCCTGATCCCAGTGAACCATCCATCGGGCGTCGTTCGCCCGTTCGCGATGACCATTGTGACCGGCTATACGTCGAACATCTTCGCCAACTCGCCCGTCAAGATCGGTACATCGTCGACCTATGAGGGCACCATCGTCGTCGCCACCGCTGGCGATGCTGAAGGTTTCATCGGCACCTTTCAGGGTGTTGAGTTCACCGACAGCGATGGTCGTCGCCGCGTCTCGAATAAGTGGACGGCCTCGCAGGCTGCCACCGAAGTCGTGGCGTACGTGACGCTCGACAGCACGATCACGTATCAGATCCAGAGCAACGCTGCTCTGGCTGTTGCGGACATCGGCAAGCAGTACGATTACACGGCACCCGCCGGTAACACGACTACGGGCCTTTCGAGCCAGTCGCTGGACGTTGCATCTGTCATCACTGGCAGCGGCACCGCACAGATCCGCCTCATCGGCATCGTTCCCGCCGCTGATAACAACTGGGGTGACACCTATGTCAACGCTCTCGTGCAGATCGTTGAACATCAGAATGTCGCCGTCAAGAACGCTTACTAGGAGGGCTTGAGCTATGGCTATGCCAATGCGGAGTACGGACTTCCGCTCCATCGTTGAGCCTATTCTTAATGAAGAGTTCAACGGTATCTACGACCAGCGTGCAGACGAATGGTCACAGGTCTTCAAAGAGTTCAAGGGCATCCCCCGGAACTACCACGAAGAGCCAGTCCTGTACGGCTTCGGTGCCGCACCGGAACTGCCGGACGGCATGCCCGTCACCTATCAGTCGGGTGGCGTGCTGTTCATCCAGCGCTACATCTACAAGGTCTACGGTCTCGCTTTCGCGCTGACCAAGGTTCTTGTGGAAGACGGCGATCACATTCGCATCGGTCAGACCTACGCGCGTCACCTCGCGCAGTCGCTGATCGAAACCAAGGAAACCCTTGGCGCGAACATCCTCAACCGCTCGTTCACCTCGGCTTATGCTGGCGGCGACGGCGTTGAGCTGGTGGCCACAAACCACCCGATTGCCAACGGCACCTTCTCGAACAAGCTCTCCACCGCTGCGAACCTTTCGCAGACATCGCTGGAACAGCTTCTCGTGCAGATCCGCAACGCCGTGGACAACAACGGCAAGCGTATCCGTCTCGTGCCGAAAAAGCTCGTCGTCGGGCCATCCAACGTGTTTCAGGCCGAGGTTCTCCTCAAGTCTGTTCTGCGCGCTGGAACCGCAAACAACGACATTAACCCTGTGAAAAGCATGGGTCTTTTGGACGGCGGTCAGGCCAACCTCTCGCGTATCACCTCAACCACCGCTTGGTGGGTGCAGACTGACGCGCCAGAGGGTCTCAAGCTCGCGATGCGTCGCGGCCTCGAGAAGAGCATGGAAGGCGACTTCGAGACCGACAGCATGCGCTACAAGGCAACTGAGCGTTACGCATTCGGCTGGACTGATCCTCGCGGTGTCTACGGCACGCCGGGTATCTGATCGGGTAGGGGGACGCTGAGAGGCGTCCCCCTCTTCTCTGAAGGAGAGAAACATGTCTCAGACTACATTCAGCGGCCCGCTGATT